TTCCAGATGTCGGTGAGTTGGGAGGCGGTCTTTATCTTTTCAAGATTTGTTATACCGATTGATTTTTGGACAGACCCTCCTATTGTTCCTTCTCTTGAAATAACACCATCGTAACCATTTTGTTCAAGCCATCTCAAAAATTCTGGTCTTTCAACTCCACCCCATGAATTATGTCGGTCAAACACTGAATCCGTAAGCTCAGTAGCTTTTTTTTCTGAAAGTCCAGCTTTCCTAAAGTTAGATTCAATTTGATTCCTTATCTTACCTGTCCCCATAGTTAGTGGGTCGAATACCTTTGATGACGGGTCAATATACGATTCGATTATCCTGCCTCCTTTAGCGTTTGTGAATCCCTTTGCTGTTTTCATATCCTCACTAAAGAATATCGGAGCAGGATATTCTTCATTTGAAACTACCGCTTTTTTTTGTCGTGCGAATGTATCAAATTCAGCAGTTGTCCCGTGATAAACAGGTGTTCCTTGTGCCTTCACAAACTCCTCCGCAGTTTTATACTTCTTTGCTTCTTGCATGAGAGGATCTTCCTTCTTCATGAACTCACCTTCTTTGAAATTCACCACACCCGGAGCAATCTCAAAGCGGGAAAGATTCGCACGAGCACCACGAATAACCGGACCAGTTCGGCGCATGTAGAGCACTTTATCGTAGAAATTACGCAGTATTTCAATGTCCGAAGGTTTGATCTGGAGAATTCGCTTGATGAAGTCGACGAGTTTATCGAAGAATTGTCCGACGATACCTTTTTCCGTATGTGCTTTTCCTTGCTCAAATTGCTTCCATACGCGTTCAAATCGTCTTGCGATACGTTCTCCTATTTCTGCTTCTTCCTTTGCACTGAGAGGCATTTTGCCCTCATTAGCGGCTGTCAGAAGTTCCATACGGGTCATTCCAAAGTCGTCCGCCATCTGATCGAGATTGTTGATGGTGAAATGAATGATTTCGTGCGGGATAGTGTGAGCCGGGATCAGTTTTTCAAATCCAAAGACTCCCTTGTATGTCACACCCCATGCGCGTTGCCATTTTTCACTCATGGAGAAAAGCGCGGGGACTTTTTCACCGGTGAGGATCTTATCGAAAAATTGTACAGGTATGTCGTAACCGAGGCGATCAGTAAACCATGCGAGTATCCGCATACTTTCATTTTGGTCGATTAGTGGGCCAGCGAGTCGTTCTTCAAGGCGATCCTCGATATCTTGAGATCGAAACGCAAGTACAGGACCTTTCATGTCTGGGGTTATAGTGATTTCATTCCATGTGACTCCCTGTGCATCGGTGACTAGTTTTGCGCCGTATTTATTGCGCAGGTATTTCGCAACCTCTTTTTCGTAGAACTTGTAGATTGGGTTTTCAGTGTCTACCTTTCCGGATATGTCGAATGATTCAACGGTTGCAATGTTCGACGGGTTCAATGAGGTCTTTTGTGTAATGAATTCCTCTGCTTCTTCCCGTGTCTTGAACGATTGATTGACACCATTTTTTGAGTCTACAATAAATCGACCTCCAGTTTCAATGATCGAGTAATTCTTCGATGATGTGATTTTCAAGAATAATTCGTAGTCTTTTTTCGGAACAGCGCGGAATTTTCCATCCCCGGTAACATCGGTGATAATCCACATTCCTCTCTCTCCAAATTTCCTAATTTCTCCTCCTATTTCCAATAAAGATTCATCAAGGATAACTTCTACGTTCATCACTTTTACATACCACTGATTTCCAACACCCAACCCCTCAATCTTCATCGCCGTTTCTCCGGTAGGGAATTGGAGTTTTGTCTTTCCATCGAGTGCCGCCTGCGCGACTTCTTCGCGTATGATGCGCTCTTGCCATGTGTTTCGGTATGGTTGTAGTGGAGCAAGTTCATTTTGTGCTGTCGCTACTCTATCAGAATACTTTGGCGTTATCTCTCCTATTCTTCCTCCATCTCCATTCATGGCACGCCGCTCCAACTCACTATCCAACCGACCCTTCTGGAACAGGTCTGACTGTATTTCAATGACACGGCGGGTAGTTCCTACACCTCCATTTTTTTCAACAAGTTTCCGTTGCTGTGGAGTCATTTCTTCGATGTCAACTGGCTCTCCGTCTTCATCAAGTAGACTTGGATCTGCCATATCTTCTATACGAGAATGAGCAAAATAGTTTTCTGTATCACCTGGAAAATGAACTTCTCCGGCGGAAGTCTTTATTGGGCTCTCATAAATCCTCTCAATATAATTTGCTACTGGACCTCTTTCCCCGCTACCTAGAGCAGTTCCAGCATACCCTACAAACTTTTGCCTTCTATTATCATTTGGTGAACCACCAGTTTCTTGAGTCTTCGGATCGAGAGGCAATAATTCCGTCTTTACCTTGTTCTTGAAGTCTTGAACGTTGACCTTATCACCTTCTCCTTCAAGAATATCAAGAATGAGCCCTCGTTCTGGACCAGATACTCCTTGCTGTTTTGTTGCGTCGATAATGAACTGTTTGGATACTGATTCACGCGTTCCGAGCGATTCAAGAATTTTAGTGGTGAGTGTATCAACAGTACGAAAATCTGGAACCGTTTCGCGTAAAAGAATTTCTGGCGTGATCCATCCTCCGTCTTCGAAGCCTTCTGCTTCCATTTGTGCGGGAGATTTTGCGGTCAAATGGTACATTGCACCACTCATTGCGTTTATTTGTGAAGCAATTTCTGTCTCCGGTGTGTCGACAAGGTTCCTCATCTCTTCAAAACGGTCTTGTGGGATGCGGAAATAGGTTTTATACCGACCTGAGACGACCTGAGCAACACTCGAAGCCATATCCTCTGTTGCAAAACGTCCAAGTGAATCACGTACCATGAAGTCTACCTTCGGTTTCTCGATCACCACAATTCGACCATTTGCGCCTGTTGTTGCCATGAGGGTTTTGTCTTCAAACGTTCCGGCTGGGAGTTGCTCAACCGTCGCTTCGTGAGCGTCAAGCCAGTCTCGGAACTCTGTTTCTGTCTTTCCGGATCGGAAAAACGCTCCTTCTCCGACGATAGAGACGAGTTTTCCACCGGGAGCAAGGAGATCATACGCATGTTTGACGTGCGCGATATCAGCATTGTTTGAGAACGGCGGGTTTTGGATGATTGCGTCGTATCCGCCTTCTGTATGTTCAAGGAAGTCCTGCCCGACAACGGTAAATCCTTTTGCTTCGAGAATTTCCCTTAGCTGCGAAGAGAGTTCAATTACTTCTGGGGTTGCGCCAGCATCGCGGATCGCTTCGGCAATGTTTCCATTTCCCGCGGAGGGTTCAAGCACCTTCATCCCCGATGTGATTCCCGCTTCCTGTACCATCTGGTCTGCTACTGCGCGAGGTGTGGGGAAGAAGTCGAAGCCTACCTTTGATCCAACCAGCGCGCGCTCAAGTTCTTTCGCTTTGTCCGCTTCGACCGCATCACCTCGGAAGGTTACATACTCGCGAAGCATTGCGCGGAATTGTGGCGTCGATGTAACACCCATGCGCTGCAAACGCTGGGTTCGCTCGATTGGATATGCGTACATTCCGGTTGCATCTACTTGCTTCATCATATCCGCAAGGTCATTCACCTGCTGGAAACTTGTCGGAGTCCAACGCTTGTCTCCTTTTGGGATGATCTTCATGTACCGATTTGCAAGGAGTTTGTATCCTTTTTTCTTCGATGCTGGCTCAAGGATGTCCGTCACAAGGTTACCACCAATGAATGTCGGGAAAATATCATCGAGCGCGGAAATGGTCTGATCTGTAACCGGACCATTTTGGATTTCTTCTTTCAGTTTTCTTATTTCCTGCTGCGCACTAAAGGACAGTGATGCTGTTCCAAAGTTTTTCTGATTTCCCTCGTATGGATCGTACAGAAGCCCCTTGTCATCTTTATGGTCAAGACGATATTGACTCTCTACTAAGTTCTCCTGTTTCCACTTGGCTTGTCTCAGTGCCGATTCCATCTCTTCGATATGGGCCTTTGCGGTGATACCATCAAGGAACTTTGCCCGACCGCTCGCGATCGCACCGGCGATGTTCTTCATAGTCTGAGCCATTTGAATGTCTGCGCGCGCACTTTCTTCCGCGTAGCTAGCCTCTCTCGCACGCTTTGCAGTATTTGTTTTGCGGTCTTGGTTCAGTTTTTCGGTTGCGCGTTCTTCAAGCTGTTCCGCGAGGAGAGCGAGTTTGTTGGTCGTTTTCGACTTCTGCGCTTCTTTTTTGTCGGTGATCTTTTCGGTCGTGTCTACTGTCTCACCCTGGCCGGCTTTCATGAACGACTGTGCGTCCTCTGGAGTCTTGAACTGGAATCCTGGGATAGCACCGGCTCCGCGGAATGACGAATAGTACCCTCCAAGTTTCTTCGCGGTCGCGTTGAGTTGTGAATACACGTCTTTTTCGACACGCGCGCCCATGGTGACAACGTAGAGATCCGCGCCGGTCTTTGTGTGTTTGGTCTGGTGAATCTCGAAACCTACGCCAGCATCTACGCCTTTGACGAGTGCTTTTTGCTGGATCTTCTTTTCGGTGTCTGCCTTTATCTTCTCCGCGACGAGATTGTCGTATCGGATGCGCTGTTCGTCGGTCATTTTGTCAGCTCCGTTTGCTTCAATGAAGGTACGGAATTGATCAAGTGTTTGCGGATCTTTTATTGCCTGCATCTTATCTTTCATCCATGCTTCACGTTCCGCGCGACGCTCTGCTACCCTCTTTGCATATTCCGCGATAGTTTCTTCTGTTGCGCTGTTTACGTATCGAGCGACTGCCTCCGAGTATGATTCCGAGAACGCATGATAGGTGATTGAGTCGCTTGGTGCATAGAGTTCGAGGAGATTGCGGTATGAACTTTTTACCACGTCTTTCTTTGTATCGTCACGGCGAGGATATCCACCGAACTTCTTGCGAAGTTCTGCGATGGTCATTTTATTGAGCCATTCCATGATATCGGACTCACGTGCGACCATGTTTCCGAATGCGTCTTGGAGTTCCTTTGGTGTGATGTTCCCAGTGCGTAGATTCTCTATCGTTGCGTCGTGGGACTTGAGCAAGGATTCAATTGAGTTGTCCGGAGTTTCCAGACTACTGGGTTTATCCAAAACATTTTTACCGGAGTCGAAAATATGGTCTTTCTGAAGAAGTTTTTCGAGATACGCGTCCGCCTGATCGAGAGAGTCAAACTTATGCTCCATGAATGGTTCATAGAGATCTCCTACTTCGTCAGATCCAATTTTTTTGTAGATTATTCCTCTTCCTTGAACGTCCTGCATGACTTTGAGTTTTTCCTCACTCTGTGCTTTCTTCTTCAGCGCACTCGTCACAATAGGCTCCTGAGTCGGAGTCATAGTGGATGGTTCCGATAATTTGTTTCCAACATCCTGCGCAGACTGGTCGCTCCATGATATTTGTTTGAAACTGATAATAGGGTCTGTTTCGTTGAGTTTGATTTCTCCAAGACCATTGAACTCCATGTATATCGGATCGAATGTGACCTCAAAGATATCATTTCCATACTCCATAGCTCCTCCTACACCACCGGCATCTTTTCCTTTCTCCGGGGATAGATACGCGGAGGTATCGAATCCATTTTCATTGATACTCTTCGCATTCTTTGCGCTTGTTCCATGGTATGCGGTGAGAGTACCGTCCGCATTCGGTTCCATGTGATAATCCGCTCCTGTGATCTTTGCTTTCTCATTGATGATCGACGAAAAGAGCACCGCGGCATCCATCATGGACATTTCTTTTCGTTTTGCTTCTGAAAGAGAAAGACGAGCACCCTCTGATTCACCTTGTTCTACTTCAAGACCGAATTTTTTTGCTTCCTTTACAAGCGCATAGTAGTTTTTATCACTTCCTCCGAAAGAGTCTTTGTGGAGAAACTCTACTAGTGAACGAACACTTCCATTCTTGATACTTTTTACAGATAACTTTTCTTCTTCCAAAATTTCAATGAGTGCAGGAGAATCAGTAGGGATGTTGAATTTTTTTGCGAATTTTCCAAGATCAATGGAAATTGCTTGGCCTTTTTCTGTAAGGTCCTTGATGGTTTTTCTGACTTCGAGACGATACCCTTCAATGTCTTCCGTAGGCTTTTCTTTTATCGTTGCAATCCTATCAGGAGTCGTATCAATAAATACTTTCTTCTCTTTTTTGACGGGTTTCTTTCCCTCGATCTTGTCCGCTTCCTTCGTGAACACAGCAGAAATGGCAGGAGTTTTCTCCGCCTTCTTTGCCTTTTCGCGCAACGCAGTCAACTTTTCCGCTTGTTCCTTCGCATGGCGCGCACGTTTTTCAGCCTCGCGTTTCTTCCATTCAGAGTATGTTACGTCAGTCACCTTTGGAACGTGAGGTTTTGCAGTGAAATGTTCCACGGGAAACACCATCGGAGTTTCAGGGAAATGCACGTCACCTTTCACGATCGCGACCACAGAATCATCTCGTACCTCAACGACTTCCGCGTTTCGCTCTATGCCTGTGATATTCGTCTTGATTTTGACCGTATCGCCACTTTCTATGTCTTTTGGTACATTCGGGAGTTCAATTGCTTTTGGAGCAGGGAGGAGCAAAATTGCCTCTTTGGCGACCTCCGCTTCCGGTTCAGTGCGCTTCTCAAGTTCCTCGCGCATCTTTTTGAGTTGCTGGAGTTCATCTTCGAGATCCTTGATGTCACCGGAATACTCGCTGACCTTCTCGATCAGTGCGTTGACCTTCGGAATTATCGCTTCTGTGCCTTCGGACGCGAGTTTCTGCTCACCTTGCATCTCTTCAGGGGATTCCTTTTTGTTAATCTGTTTTTCTACATTCTCCCTAATTTTCAAATTGTGTTCAGTGATGGCATCAAAAACGTCCTCGGAAAGAAGATTGTCTCCTGCGGCTCTCTCTCCCTGCTCTCGTCCCTTATTTCGCTCAACGGAGACATTCTCCGCCTCGATCATTATGCTCGCGATCTGCTCCGGCGATAGTCCGGCTCGCCTCATTCCTTTTACATAGGTGATCTTTGGGTTTGACCCATTGGGGAACGCGATGCCCTTGCGCGCTTCTTCCGTCACGCGCCCCTGCTCGTTTGCAAGCGTTATTTTTTCTTGAATCTCTTTCGGTGTCTCCGGAGTCGCTTTTTTCTCCACCTTTCCCTTGACCTCCGTCTGTGGAGATTGTGGAATCACGAGCGGAGCGGTCGGAATTATCGCTTCTGTCCCTTCGGACGCGAGTTTTTGCTCACCTTGCATCTCTTCGTATGCCTTTTGTGCTTGCTGTGCTGCTTCTTCTTCGGTTGGAATTGCAGGTGTAGTCGCAATTGAAATGAGTTTTGCTGCTTGTGTGTCGTTAACACCAAGTTGCGCAACCAACTCGCTTTTGGTTTCTTCTTCTCCATTTGTTTCAAGAGAGTTCACAATGTTCTCTTCGAGTCCGGATTCAACCATTTCTTGCTTTGCCTTCCGCTCATTTTCGCTTCTTCTTTTGTTCTCAATAGAATCAAAAGCACTTTGTGTCAAACGGACACCTGTTCCCATAACTCCAATGGTAAGGAGAGTTCTTGCAACCTCTCTCATTGTGAGCGGAGTCCATTCTTGATCTCCGAGACCAAGTTCCGCAAGTACTGCGTTTATACTTTTACCATGGAGTTCTTCCATCGCTTCGCCAAAAACACCGTTCCACCCCATTTTTTCAATGACTTTTGCTGCGGTGGAAGGATTTGTCTTGAGTTTATTTTGAACAGCCTTTATGATAGCAACCTTCCCGAGAGTACTTTGGAGTGGCTTTGCCATTATTTTATATATTCCTCCTGTGAATTCTGATGCAACCTCAACGACATTTTGAGAAAGAGAATTGATTGTTGCCTCGGATAAATCTTGACCTTTTGAAACCGTTTCTAAAACTCCCTGTTCACTAAATGTTGGGTCACCGACCATTCGTTCGATCGCTCCTGCTGGAGTATGCGTACCGGAGGTAACTCCTGCAATGGTAAGCCCTTGACCTACTTTTTTTATCGCATATTTCCCCATTCCTTTTTCCAATGCCTCAAGTAGTACTTTATCAGCAAGCAATGTTTCAAGATATTTTTCCGCAGATTTTATTGCGACTTTTCTTCCAACTGGCGCGGCGAACGAAGCAGAACCTAGTCCGGCCGATCCGACCGTTGCCGCTGTTGCAATTGCAAGTTCAGCACCAAATGTGGCACTACTTCGTACTCCTTCGCCAATTTCGTACCATATATTTTCCCTTTTTTTCTTGAGATTTTCTTGTTCCTGAAAATACTGTTCAAGAAGTACCCTACTTGCTCCGTCTCCTGTTTCAAGAAATTTATCTTTTGCTTGTTTAATTTGATACAATTCAATACCTTCTGACGCAGCTCCGGCAAATGGAATATCCTTTTTTGTTGCTTCACCAATTGATCCTTGAAGAAATGCCGCTCCTGCAAGTCCTAATTTTCTTCCTGTCTTCGCGCTCCAATCTCCGTATCTCTTGAACAAAGACTTCGGTTCTTGTGGTTCAGGTTTTGCGACCGGATACGTCTGCGCGACGGCGGTTTCAATCGGTGTCACTTGTGGTATAGGCGTCGGTGTGGTAATAGGTTCTAGTGTGGGTTTGTATCCAAAACCAGAAAAACCACCTGATTGTGCTGGTGTACTTGGTCCCGTCACTGGTTTTGCTCCAAAGCCGGTAAATGCCATAGGTTATTTAAGTTCGGGTTTTAAGAATTTTGGAAGGTCTGCCTTTGGGTTCACAAAGTCGTTAGGAGGAAACTCTTTGAGGAATCCCGCTTTTGTTCCACCGCTTGCAATCCAGTTGTCATAGAGTGCCTTAAAGTAGTCTGGATCAACAAAGCCGTCCTTCCCCATTCCGTTATACTTCACTCCGTTGAAAGTATCTCCTGTCGTAAGGGAGTTTTTGGCATCATTTACCAATGTATCTGAATAGGTGAGCTTCCCGTCTGTATATTCCTTTGCTTGATTATCTTGCGCAAGGGCAAGACGCTGTTCCTGAATACTAAGACTCTGTTCACGTGCACTTGCCGCGCTTTCCCGCGCAGCAATCTGGCTTTGGAGGTTTTCTTGCTTTCCTCCGTATTCATCTATCGCACCACGGAGAATTTCAGGATCGAGCTTCTGGTCCTTTGCGAGTTTTTGGAGATATGCCTCCTTGTCCGCATCCGTCTTCATGGTCGACATCAGTTCATACGCAGTTTTTGCGAATGAAGACGCCTTGTCCTGAGTGAGATTGAACATGGCCTGTTCCTCCGTGATGGCATTCCGGCGTTTCTCATCGAGCGCTTTGTCTGCTGCGATTGCTGCATTGTGGAGGTTGGTGATCGTATCCATCTTTTCCTTGGAAAGGGCATCGAGCCGGTCCATGTTTTTGTAGAATGCATTATAACTCGCTTCGTCACGAGCCTGTTTTGCCTGTGCAATAAGGGTCATTTCCTCTGCATCGATCTCTGCGAGTCGTGCCTGACCGTCGAGTTCTTCAGTAGAAAGAAGGTTGTCTTCCATCGTGTTCGCGTACTTCATACGCCCGGAAGTGATCCCGGAAATGCGTTTCCCTTCGAGATTGCGAGCGTTGACATCCTGCATCTTCAAACGGCGTGCTTCGTACTTCTTTTGGATGCTGTCGACAAGGGAAGAAAGCGTGCTGTCGAGTTTCGCTTGCCATTCCTTGTCCGCGGTGAGGAGTGTCTGCTTCTGTTCTTCGAGTCGAGCGGCATAGTCAGAGAGTTCTTTCTCGTATGGAGTTTGAGGTACGGTATTTGTTCCATTTTGCACCGTAGAACCTCCTTGTGCTCCGTTTTGCACACCGGTATCAGGAACCCATCCACCATTCGTGTAGACCCATTTTGAGCCGTCTCCGGATGTGTACTTTGAACCGACACCTCCGGACGGGGTGTTTCCTTCCAGACCGACATCTTTTGCAGTTTTTGTACCTGTCTGTGTCGGAGTGGTTACTGGCGAAGAAACAGACGGCTGTTGCGCACGAATCATGGTATCCAATTTTGTGTTTGCAGCCGGGAGCGCAGCGCGAGAGTCTTTCGATGTCGCAATGAGTGAAGTTGCATTCGGGGATCCTGCGATGTCCTTGATCTGCCCCGCAGAAAATCCGCCTGTAGGCATCTCGGACGCAAGTGCTGATATTTCTTGGGGAGTGGGCATGTTATTGAATGATTACTGCTGTAACGCCAGCACTTCCATTTGCTCCTGCTGTACCATTTGCTCCACTTCCAGTACTTCCTGTTCCGCCTGTTCCATAGGTTCCACCAACGCCAGCGTTAGCAGAAAGAGTACCAGTGTTTGTGTACGATGATGTAACAATTTGCACCCAGCCACCTGAACCTCCTGCACCTCCGCCACCTCCACCTGCTCCCAGGTTGTTTGTTCCACCAGAAACAGAACCTCCGTTTCCTCCTTTTCCGCCATTTCCACCGTTCGATGAAACGATACCAGTGCTTGTTATTGTTACTGTCCTTGCAAATATCTGAACTGGTGAACCATTTGCTCCTGCACCTCCACCTGCTCCTCCTACTGTTACCGCTGGTCCAGAACAGCCATTGCATGAACTCCCGGAACCTCCTGCGCCTCCGCCTGACGCACCGGCAGAAACGATGGGAGAAGACGATGAGAATGGATGAAGTGCTGATAGGAAATTATTTACCTTGAAAAGAACAGTAGTCGGTGAAGAACTTGCTCCACCTGTTGCTGGTGAATATGCGCATCCTCCTACTTGTGCTCCAGCACCTCCATTTCCTCCTGTTCCTCCTGAGTTTAGAGTAAATGAATACAATGTAGGGATACTACCACTAGAACCATTTGTACCATCGGCTGAGTGACAAGTGACTGAACCTCCGTTTCCTCCTTTCCCACCGTTCGGAGCAAAACCAAGATAACCACCAGTACTTGTTCCTCCGACTCCTGCGACAGATGCGCTTGCAGGGCATCCTCCTCCATAGACACAAGATGCAACATCTGTCCCTGCTGATCCACTCATTCCATTTCCAGATATTGCACCACTGACTGTAAGTGTGTTTTTTACAAAGATTCGGAAACTCGACGGTGTGACTGTTGCTCCGTTGTTGACAGTTAGACTGTCATAGTACATATCGCGTGTCAGAGTAGTTGTTCCTGATGTGATTGTGACAATACCGTCACTTCCGTCTCCATAGAGAGCAGAAAGAGCACCTGTTGTTGTTGCAGAAAAATTTGTCGTCGCAGTAAACGTATTCGTTCCCGTCCACGTATTTACCGTGCTGAAAATATCCAAGAATGTCTGCTTGATTTTCCCTGTCAGTGTCGCAATGACCGAGCATCCTGCACCTGCGGTCCCCGTGTATCCGACCGCACATCCTGAGGTCGGGGTGTCAGTGGCATAGCGGGTTTGCATGACAAACGGCTGGTTTGCTCCTCCATTCGTTGAGGAAGCCTGTTGAAGTGCTGTACCGAGCCAGACCCCGCCGAAGTTTGATTCGGAAGAGGTAGCTACTCCGGCCGCGATAGTGCCATCGAGTAGTGCCTTGGTGACAAATTGAGTCGATGTCGTAGCAATGAGGGATGATACAGGTAGTACCGTATTGAAGTTCCAGACACCGGTCACAGATTCATTGTTCTCCTTGAAAGCAAATTTGCTGTAAAAGTCCGCTCCATTTGACGCTACGACGTAACTGTTTGCGTCATGAGAGTACGCAACACCTCCAGTTCCAAAAGGATAACGCCCGAGAAGCCCGCGAGTGAGCCCGGTGAGTGTTTGAGTTCCATCCCCATTATCCGTGATCCCGGTGAAGGAAGCAGACTCTTCTTTTGGTGTTCCTGGATCGAAGGTCACATATCCGACGCTTCCAAACATTGCCATCGTCAGTTTTGTTGATCCTGAAAGGTCGTAGAATGACCGTAGGCGTGCGGAAGTAGAGATAGATGATATACCGGAGTACAAACGTACAGATTTCGTCTGTACGGGGTAAAATGCGGCTTCTGCGGTGCTCTTTCGCTCGATGGAATACAACATCCCACCGGTGAGCGAGACTGCGAGGAGTCCCATGAGCACGATATTTCCAATTTTCTTAAAGAGTTTGTTCATATTTGTGTGTATTATACCACGTTTGTAATGTTTTTTTGCTGTGAATTAGTCGCTTATTGATGTATCCGTTGTTCCGAGAAGTGTCACGTTTGGACCATGCCGGACAACGGTGACCTGCTGTCCTTCGGTTGCGTGATAAAACTCTGAGATCATTTCATAGTACGGTTTTTCACGGTAGGTCAGGTCTATCCGGAATCGAGTGAGTAGACTTTCTTCGCTCAATCCTCCTCCTCCGAGCGGTCGAGATCCAAGCGGATTGCGCCCAAGCGGGTTTAGGTCTGATGTACCGAATAAGAAACGATCATCATCACCGTTGATTTCCTTCATGGACATCCCTTTTGTTCCCTCAAAATCATAATAAGAACGATGTTCCATACGTGCTCCAAGGGATAAATACCCATCGACGTAGTAGGTATCGAATACTTTTTCTTGGTCCGGGAATCCTTGATTGTTGTACGCATGGCGGGCAATCGCGGTGATGTTGAAATCTGCCACACCGGTTTCGTCCACAGTCCCAGAGAAGAGTTCATAGGATTCATTCGCCACATATGAGTGACCGATGAGGTTTCCTTCCTCTGAAATTGAGAGTACACCGATCGAAACAGCAAAGATTTGCGGCATTTGCCACATTCCATAGCGGAGATCGTAGAGCAATATCATGCTTTCCATCGGAAGTGTGACGACGATGTTGCGTTTCCAGTAGACCATCGCCGCATCGGTGAAATCAAGCACGTCAAAATCGTTCTTGATGATGTCGGAAATAGGCTTGTTTTGCTCAGTAGAGATGTTTTCAACGCTCCCGAGCGTATCAAGAGTAGGCTCACGAGTGATAAACGCTACCGCGTTCTTGACGCGTGTCTTTGCGAGTGGTGAAATAAGTCCTTGCCCGGGAGCAGTATCTTTTTTGACGACACTCACCGCTTCGTTGGTGTTGTCTGCGGAAAGTTGCCACATGACACTGTAAATATCGTCCGCACCACCGAAAATAGTGATCTCGTCCTTTGAAGACTCGAAGCCTGCACAGAAAGTATCGAGTTCGATTTGCGCTCCTTCTCCGGGAAGACGGTTTGCGGTGAAGGTGAATGAGGTGAAATCGTTGATTTTCGATGCAAAAGCGAGCCGAGAAGTCTTTGAGCCAATCCACAGTTGGTTTCGTTGGCTCCCGATGTAGTCATTTGTGTACCCGGTAGGAATCGGAGATGCGTTATTGTTTGACCGTACCGATTGAAGTACTATCGTTCCCGCTGCAATGACCGGGAGCGGATCAACACCGGTGAGCGTATCTGTCCCTTCTCCTCCGGTGTACGCATATTCGACACCACCGATGAGCACTTTTCGTGTCCCGGTGATGAGAAAACCACGGCTTCCCCATGTTGGAAATCCATTATGGATGAGTACAGACGCACCGGCCGCTTCGGTGGTCACCTGATCATCCGGTACGAGCGTGATGGTTCCGGCATCGACGCTTCCGATCGTAAACTTTCGGTTGTTGTTTGCCGTACCGGACACACTGATGGTATCTCCTGGAGCGAATCCTGCGTCAAGAAATCCGTTTGCCGAGTCGGTAATCGTGTCCGGGACTGATCCATTCTCTGAAAATGCGATGGTTGATGCGGTGTACGATCCTTGGAGTTTTAGCGTCGTTGCTCCCGCAATACCAGCGCGAGCAAGTGCCGCTCCTCCGGACCAGTTCTGTATTTTCGATTCTCCATTGACGAAGCACACGATGTCTTTTTTCTCAGTCGTATCAAAAACCATCGCGAACTGGGCATACGGAGAAGAAAGATTGGAAAGGAGACGTGTCCATGTTCCTCCAAACCAGACTTCGAGATAGCGTTCATAGGTCCTTCCGATGAAATACTGGTTGGTCGATGTTCTCCAGTGGAATCCTCCCTTGATTCCTTGGTTCGACCCACCGGCAGCACCAAAGAGCGTACACCCAGGACGAGATGTGAAAGATTTCCGCCCGGTATCTATGAGGAAGTTCTTTGATCCAGCGATAAAAGCGCGCGGATCAATCGCCGTTTGCTCCGTTCCATTTTGGTATCCAATGTACTCATCGGTGAGGATCTTTTTTGTCATAGCTATACGCCGTAATCACGAGTAATGGTTGTATGAACCGGCCGCTGACTCGGGTTCATGCGCTTGTATTCTCCGAGCAATCCTGCAAACGGTCGATCCGGATCAACAGGGTATCCGACACGCTTTGAGAGCCGCTTGAAATCATCCTCGAGGCTCTTGACCTCTCCGCATGCAAGCATCGACGCCAGGTCAGCGAAGATGCGGTATGAGTCGGTCGAAAGCATGATCCGGTCGGTGTCTGCATCGGGTTTTTCCTTGAATGTCCCGGCCTCGCTCATGAAGAGATAGTTGGAGTAGTAGTCGAGATCGTACATTGTGCCCATCTGAATGTTGAAATCATCAACAAGCACGCCTGGGATGGCAGTCCCGGCGGAATAGGTAAAGGTGAGTTTCATGTAGTCCATCACGGTTTCATCTACAGTCCCAGATTCCGACGCGCTGGCCCAATCGAATCGAAGCAAGTTCATTCCGTCACGAAATGCGGTTCCGTCATGTTGGGTCGTCACCGTTTTTGACCAGTCCACTCCGTTTGAGTTGCCGTGCTGAATAGTGAATGAAGTGAACCGGGAGGAAAACCCAGATGGAATATACACCTTGATAAACCACGAGGAGAGGAGTTTATAGTTTGTAAGGTCTTGGGAAGACAATGTTTTTTCGATTGCACCTGATCCGGTCGCTCCGGAGAGTTCCAGTGACAATGATGCGGAACCTTCCCAGAAGGTGAGGCGGTTTGTCGCGAGTGTCCCGACATCTCCGGTCGCGGTCACCCCAGTTTCAGAGTCAAAACTCTCGAGTTGGACACGCTGTCCCATGCTCGGATATTTCCGAAGAAGCAAAAACCGAGCACCGTTTAGCCACTTTTCTGATACCATTGGTGCCTCGATACTTCCACGCATGGAGAATTCTTTTTGCCCAGTACGCCGGAAGTCTTCTTGGTTTTCATATCCCTGCTTTCTTCCTTCTGTTGGGTAGACATCAATGAGTGATTTGAAATCTGCTGGTGCGGAGTATGCGTACACATCGTCAAAAAGTTGAGGAGAAATCTGCGTCGTGCGCTGACTTTCCTTGAGATCACACGAGGACATGAGAATGAGTGCCGCGTCATAGGCAGTTTCGTACACATCCTGCAAACGATCCACGGTGCGTCCGTGCATTTCTCGTTCGATTGCTTGCTTGAGATTTTCTATTGTGTACATGGTCTTTATGTGTTATTTGTTAGCGCGCAACTCCATTTTGATCTCACCAATCGCCGCGATCAATGCGGTGTTGTTGGTATCAATCTTCTGGGAGAGATTCTCGATTTTGAGATCGAGATTGTCCTTGTCCTTCACTGTGAGAACACTTGTTTCGATCGCGAGCGTGTTTTTTTGAGTCTGAAAATAGAGTGCGCCCCATCCAATGAACATGGAAATCATTGGAAGACCAACCCACGTAAGAAATCTCCATGAGATGCGAGAAATTTCTAAGTTTATGATGTTGGTAATCTCCTTTACCTCTTCGTCTGTGAGTGCGTGTTGTCCTCTGTCTTCCATAGTGAATAATTATGACTGTTGATACCATCGGTACGCTCGATAGGCGAGATAACCGAATACAATAATGAATAAAATGAGCAGTGTTGCGTTCTCCATCGTGCTCTGTGGTGCTTTGTAGATGATGTTGTTCATAATGAGATTAGTACGGTTCCGGGTCGTTGTACCAAGCTCGGATAAATCGCACTTGTAATTCGTCGGATAATTTAGCGGTCACTCCACCCACCGCAACCGTCGGGTTGAGCGCAGCGGTATTCGGGTAGTTTGTCGAGATACTTCCGATAGTGACCCATGAGTTTGTGTCTCCTACGCTTCCACGAAGATAGCGGAATGTTGCATAGGTATTCCCCATTTCAACACGGAAACGTGTGAAGGAACCATTGGAAGGAGTTGCGATATTGGTCGTCGAAGCGATACCAGAGTCAAGATAGGTATATGCACTCGCTTTTGCACAAAAGATTATCCAGTTCGCTTGGGTGGTGGATGCGACAAAGCCACATCCGTCCGTCGGCATCGCTGCGTAGTTTGCGGAGACACCTGTGGTATTGAAGAATCCTAAGAGATAGAGCGTCGAGGTGGCGTTATTCACGACTGGTCTTGCGGAGACTTCGAGTTTGAGCGGCGTATTGGTCGCAGTATAGAGTCCTGCGGTCGTGAGTGCCATACCCATACCGTCACCAGCGGCGGCGATTGTTCCCGCCGCACCAGTACGAAGTCTGATGTAATTTCCCGTTTTTCCAGCGACAAAATCCGCAACACCCGCAGCGTCTTCGATATAGGAGAAATCCCCACAAGGATATCCTAGCGTGGTTGAGATGACAGACCCTGTTAAATCACCAGTATTCTGTGCGGTCTTTTTCATTCCTTCCGCTTTACATTCCAGAGCAATGGTATTGTTCGTGTTTATTTCTCCGTTCACGGAAAGTTGTGCGAAGGTGTCGAAGTTCGAGAGAAACTTAGTCCCCCAGCCGACGAGCATACGCACAGGATCACCGAGCGCATCCGATGTCGAAGCCGTTGCACCCCAGAAGACCGTTGCGCCTGACGAGGTTGCCATAACGATGCCGGGTTGCCTGTCTACATTGGAGTCGATAATAGAGAGAATACCCCATGGAGTTGATGAGCCAATTCCTACATATCCTTTATAGTTCACATTGAAGAGTGTTGCGAGAGAGGAAGATGCGACACTGAAAATGTCACTATATTGTCCACTTTTTCCTTGGACAGAGAGTTTTGCGTAGGGAGAGGTGGTGCCGATGCCTAGGTTTCCAGTTCCAAGAAGTGTAAAATACTCAATTCCACCATTCCTTAAATTGAGTAACTTTCCCCCAGTAGCTGAACCAGAAGAATCCATAAATATCCCCTGCGCTAATGAACCTGTAGATGTTGACACAAGTGAGATGGAAAGAGCTGCGGCATTTGCATCACTTGGTTGACCTCCTGTATGTGTAAGATTCAATGTTCCTCCAGTGAGTTGGTACCCGCTAATTGTTGCAGCACTAGAGAGTTGGTTAGTGTTTGATACCGAGAGAGCCCCCTTTGTTGACGATGTTCCTGTGTAGGAGATAACTGCAGTATGTTCTGTATTCCCTGAATTTGAGATATTCAGAGCAGCCCCATTAGTAGATGCAATTGCAAGCCCAGCGGCAGTCCCATCATTTGAAATAGAAGCACAATCTTTCGTATACGCAACGTTATCACAACGCAGCCACATCAAGCCTCCATTTGCAGTTGCCCCAAGATTGGTATACATAACCATTCCTGCTCCAAGTCCAGACTGAGTGATATTCACAATGCCTCCAACAGAATTTGAAGCGGAAGGAGTATATGGAATACCTGTATCTGATATTTTAAGCACATTAGTCCCAGAGCTTCCGCCAATTTGGACAGAACCTAAAAATGTGCTCGTTGCGCTTGTTGTCGTTGCAGAATATGATTGTGCGGTAACGATACCATCAACTTGTAACTTAGAAGATGGATTTATTGAACCGATACCTACGTCTCCACTTCCTGTAATAGTAAGTCTGTCGGTGTCATTCGTTTTAAGTTTCAATAAACCATTATATACGTTATTCAGTGAAAAAATACCATTGTATGAATCATATTGTATTTCAGAGCGGGTTGTGTGGTTCAATCCTTTTCCCATTACTATGGTCGAAGTAGCGGAAAGTCCGTTTGATACAAGGGATATTTTTTGACCAGTCGTTGTCGCATTCATAAATTGCATTGCTGATGAAGACAATCCCTCATTATTATAGAAACTTGCAACGGCAGAAGGGCCATAAGTGAAACCGATGCTTCTCACTACGTCATTTGGATTAAGAAGCGTGACAAAATTTGTGGTTGTCGTTGCAGAAAACAATTTTTGTGCGCTCACATTTATCATTGTCATTTTTCCTCCATTAGTGATGTACTGTGCGGGAACGATAGTAGGAGAATCCTGCAAAAACGTTACTCCACTGAGCACCACTTCCGTATTTTGGTTACGCGCAACGGTAATAAAATCATAAGGAGTTTTTGCGGCACTGGGATTCTCGAAGTGACTATCCGTGATACGGATATTGTTTGTTGAAATTCCTGCCGTATCAGTGATGGCGATCTGGCAGTTATCAAAACTTGAATTGATGAAATGGAAATCATTGAATCCACCACGATTTATTTGAATACAATTGACTGCGTTTGTTTGGGTATCTGCACCAAAAGTAACATGGTCAAATTGGATATTTTCACCAAAATTTGTGAGAGAAGAAGTCGCTGTATACAATGCCATTACATTGTTTGTGAAAAAATCAGTCTTGAATGAAGCAAGCCATGTTTTATTTTTCAATTCTATTGCCTTACCAAATATCTCAAATACTGAATTTTGGATCACGATACCTTCTGCACCGTTTGTTCCTCCCGTGACAAGTCCAGTCGTTGTAGTGATGTTTCCAGATGTACCAGTAAAATGGCATCCATCAATTCCATAACCGACATTGTGACCAATTCCAGAATTAGCATCTATTGTTATTGCGACTCCTGTTCCAGTGTAATTAAGCACAGTAGATTTTCCTGGAGAACATTTAAGCAATGCTTCTTTCCCTGCGGTTGTGAACGCAATTGATGTTGAATATGGATATACTCCATTTGGAACTGTAATAGTACCCCCATATGACGGGAGAGCTGCATATGCTGCGTTTATTTTTGCTCCAATATCTGCACCGGGGAACATCGTTGCATCCAAAATACCACCCAGAGAATAAATGTTTATTGCTGATGTGTTAGCCCACGCATCCGCACTTGTCGTAGAGTAGAAATAGCCTTTTGAGAGGGTGTCTAAGTAGGTTTGCACGCGAGGGTTGGTGTAGTAGAGATTGGTCAGTCCTTCGTCGAGTCCGTCGGTCGTGGTTGCGTACCAGGAAGCCAAGGTGAGATAAGAGGAAAGATCCGAAAACGTAGGAAGACCGAGTGACGTAGTTGCGATTGCGCCAAGTCTTCCGATGCCGTTTGCGTAGACGAGTGAGTTTGTGACACCGGAGAGATCGAGCGTGGTTGCGGTAGCGGTCAAATATGCGTTTGAAAGAGTAAACCCTGCTCCGTCAATGTCAGATGTCCAAGGTGTTTGAGCTCCTCCGGTTCCACCGGTTCCAATGTTCTGCCAAGACCCACCACTGTTTTTCCACTGGATCGTTCCGGAATTGTCTCGGAAGCCGTATCCATTCGTACCGGTCACAACACCAAAGTTCACATATTTGTCGCTTCCGTAGATCAAAAGATTCGTCCCAGATGGTGATCCGTTCGGTTTCGTGTAGTTTCCTCCTTGAATATAGTCCCAAAGAGCATCAGTTCTTGCCGCTTGTACTGAAAACGGCGCCGTGACGAGCGCGAGTCCGATCAAGATTTTTGCAAGAAAGTGTTTCATATTACCAAATTTCACCGACCGCACCGTACTTTGTCTTCAAAAATTCCAAACGCTGCTCGAGTTCAACAGATTTTGCCATCACTTCTGACCGGGTACGCAGGAAATCGTCGTTGGTGGTTGCATTTTTCTTCACTTCTTGCTCCAACCTTGAAAGTTCCTTATCTGCATCACGCTTATATGCTCGAATTTGCTCTATTTCCGCATCAAGAACAGCAATTTCGTTCTTTCGTGAGGAAATATCCGTTTCAAGATTTTCGAGTGTTTTTTGAGCAGTTTTGAGGCTAGATTCTCGACGTGTAATCTTGGTTTCAAGGTCTCCTTTTTCAGTATCCAGACTCTCGATGTACTTTTCCAATGACTGTTTTCGTCCGGTAAGCACATTGATCTCTGTCTTTTTTACATCAAGATCGTTTGAAATTGCATTTTTCTCCACGTTGAGTGCATCAATTTCCTTTTTCCCTGCCTCTATGTGCTTTGCAATCTCTTCCATGACCCGTTTCTGCTCCGTTTTTGTACTCTCGAGATGCGCATCTGCCATGCGCTGCTCATTTTCAGCGTTCTTTTTCGCGATAGTATGGCTTGAAACGACATGATTCAGTTCTCTGCGTGCAATGACCTCACTTGCATTCGTCTCCTCAAGCGCTTCTTGGACATCAGAAAGACTCTGCTTCAACGCAGATTCTTTCCCTTCCATCAATGAAAGACGATCCTGAGATTCCTTCACCTCAGTCTCGATTCCTTCCTTCTGGAGTTTCAGTGAGTTGATAGATTCAAGCACAAGCGACTGCTGGCGCAATATCTCATCGAGTTTTGCCTGCTCTTCTGCTGTTTTGATCTCAAGGTCGGTCATAGGATTGAAAATTATTCTCGTTCTGAGTCACCAGATACTGCGCGGACCGTGACTGTACCACCAGCGAAACCGGACACTTCCGCTCCGATCCACTTCATAATGTTCGTATTGACTTCGAGATTGTACACAGCGGTTGTCGCTGCTCCTGTCTTTCCTGTTCCTCCGTTGACTGCTGAACCATCAATGAGATCAATAGATTTCACATAGGTCCACGGATTCGATACTGATGCTGCGGAACCAAATGCCGGCGGATTCTCTACATCTGCCTGCGAACCAACCAACTTCACCGTTCCGGTAAATGCGGTCATGCAGATTTCAACCGCAATGTGTCGATCATTGGCCGTATTCATAGCTACTGACGATCCATTTGCGGCTACTTCGTTGAGTAAAATTGTACGAGGACTGTTCATGATGAATGAATGATGATGATAATGTGATCCGCTCTATCGTGCCCCCGGGTCGATTCGGGGGCACAGAGAACAGACCACGATGGCTTAAGCAGCCACAACGATAGCTCCCGGGTCAATCGGCTGGTAGTCAACGAGCCACTTGGTAGCACCAGTGTTCGTCGCTGCGCAGCTCAGATCGATGGTCCCTGCGGCGACCACGACCGGAGATGCCTGGTACACAAACGCTCCAGATGCGGTCTGAACCATTGCCGTAGCAAGAGTACCAGTGATCGAGAGCTGCGTACCAACAGCAGCAGCGGTGATGTCTTTGACTGCACAGAGATCGACATCCGCTCCAACCGTCGGGTTTGCAATGAGTTTCGTGTTGTTCGCTTGGGTCTGGACCACAGTGGTCACTTCACCAAGGATCTGCACGATCTTCACGCGTCCAGTGACGGTGAAATACGGGGTTGCGGTCGTTGCCGGGAGCGTTGCCGTCGCGCGGAAGGCTCGGAAGACTCCTGGAGCAACCTGATTCTGTCCTGCGGGAATGACCGTTACTCCCTTGGTTTCAAGCGAAAGCAATTCTGCTGCGCTCGGAGCAGTGGTGAAGTCCGGTGCAAGGATAATCGTGTCTCCACGTCCTGCGACCGTCTGGGCATTCACGAGTACATACGATGTGTACACACGCGCGACACCTTCCTTATCTGCACCGTAAACTGCTTCAATGAGCGGCTTGTTTGCCGACGCCGAACCAACGAGTACAAAGGTCTTTCCGGTGGTAAACGGGAGGGTATTGATCTTCCCCTTTCCGTAACCTGATTCCATGTTTTCAAGCATGTGTGTGTTTGTTTGTGGTTAGTAGCCCCATCCGCCACCTCAGGATATTACGCTCCCTAGGCTACGCCACGTTACTTGACTAAGAGACCGGGCACGAGATCATGAATCCGCGCGGGCTGACTGCACGTACAGACCAGTAACCACGAGTGTGGAATTCCCACGTATCGTTGTCACCGTTCTTGGTGTTTCCTTCCTCAGGAGACACGAGGTACGGACGCTCCCAGTAGCGGAGGTATGCCTGCCAACGATTGCCGGTGTTTCCAGCAGTCGTGGAGATCATTCCCCACCAGTTCTTCTTCGTCGAATCGTATGCACCGGTAGCGGTGGTCGCGAGATGAGGAAGAACAACGAGCTTGTACTTGGACATATCCACATTCATCACGCCAGAGTTGTTCTGGGTGTCATCCGAGGACGATCCGTAATGACGCTTGATTGCCTTGTACAACGACGGTGTGTCTGCACAGAAGATCGTATCGAAGTTCATGACACGGCGCTCACCGAAGTTGCTCAGGATCTGCGTCTTTGCCATGAGTTCCATAGCATCGGCAGAGCCGGGAGAGAACAACGGGTCACCAGTCAATCGGTTCGAGTAGGTCAAAGAACTGTGCTTGAGCGTGTGCAACGCGTATGCGAGTGCGAAACCGTCACCCATTGCGGTGCTGATGGTCTCACCTTCCATGTTCGTGTAGGACGTAGCCGTACAGAACGTGATCACGTGGGTTGCATCGAGCTCTTTGCGCTGTGCAACGACAGAGGCAAGCGACGTAAATGCGTTCGAGACCTCACGATCGCGGCCATGCAAGCGGTCTTCCTTGGTCACAATCGCCTTCTTTCCGAAACGGAGAGGGGTGACAGTGACGGAGTAACCGATTGCCATGTTACGAGCCTGGGTATTCTGTGCCTCAGGCTTGCGCGAAGCAAACGTGTCGACATCAAACTCGTCGTAGCGGACCATGTTCGGTGAAGGAATCGGGGCGTCTTCAACAATGAAGAGCTGCTCGACAACCTCAGGAACGAGGCCACGCAAGGTGACAAAGTTCTTGTTGACGATGTCGTAGAGCTCCGGGAAGGTCACCGTGTTGAGGAATTGACCTTGGTTTCCGGGGTTAGGATAGTTCATAAATGAATATCGTTAGATTGACTAATCAGCGTTCGTCGATGCGGCAACACCAGACTTCTTCACGATGGAGAATTCTGCGGTATTTGCATCAATGTACTTCTCGACCTTGATCACTTCGAGCGAATTTGCGCCTCCATTGAGAGTGTCCGCATCAGAAATGTCAATAAACTCACCATTCATCGCCTCGGTGGCGTTGTGTGCCTCACCAGACGAAAGGAAGACGGTATCTTCCGTAGGAACCAAAACGGGAACATCGGTGGTCGATGCGTAATCAGCGTCAGCAGACGTGATCGTGCGCATGAGCAAACCGGTGATCTCAGTGCTCGTTGCTGTTGCCGGGGTAATAAGCCCTGCTGCGCTTCGAGATGCGAACGTGTTTGCGGACATCGCAGTGGAGGCCTTCTTCTTGAAGTACTTCACTGTGAACGGTCCTCTCAAGTATTTGATCATACAAATAGGTTGATTTCTTGAATAAACGCACAAAAAAGGGCTCTGTTGAGGAGTCCTTCGCCGTATTATTATGACGCAGTGGCTTGCGCAGTTGAAGGTGAGCTTATATCTACGGTTTCCCGAGATACTGATGACATCCGCTCGAGGACGCGAAATTGTAACTGACAGGTGTATTATACCATAATCAAACGCAAAAATCCTGTGGATAAAAAAGCCGCCCGAAGGCGGACTTTTCTATTCTGGCTCTGCGATCTTCAACGAGACTCGACATCCCAAGTGCATCGAATAGGTGCGCATGATGGTCCGTACTGCCTCGATGGTCTTCCCCATGCGACCGATCAGTGTTCCCATGAACTCTTTTGGTACGTGGACAGTGAGGAGGATACCATCTTGGTCACTCGTTGCCTCAACCATGACATCATCCGGAGAATTGATGATCTGGCCGACAAGGTAGTGAAGAAAATCCTGTGCGGATTCCATGTTATCCAAGGAATTTCTCGAGTTCCTCACCAGAAAGTGTAAATTCAACGTTGTCAACGTCCTTGATAACGAGTTTTTCTCCATCCCATCTCGCTTCAATGACATCCTTCCCTGCGTAGGTGCGTCCTTCCGTAGAGACAGAGAGTTTTCCAAATACTTTCTGTTCAAACGAAGCAACTGGTATCTCTTCAACTACCTCCGGTTCTGGAGTTTCGTCCACCTCTCCAGTCTCAGCAGGTTCTGGTGCCTGAATTGAGGCATCCTGAGTGGGCTGAATTGACGCGTAGAACGCATCAACCAGCGCAGTTGCCTCTTCATCCGTCTTTCCTTCCGCAATGGCGTTTGCGTGGATTTCTGCGGCTTTCATGTCATTCTCAGTAGGTGCCGGGATCTCTACAGTATCGCCAACCTTCAAACCAGCATCAACCATCTCCGGGTTCTCGTCGAGCATTTCCTGTGTGACAACAACCGATTCGAGTTCTGGAGTCTTTTGTTCTTCTGTAGGCATGGTTATTCTGCTTTATTTTCAATAAGTTTCTGCTCGAGCATCTCGATGCTGATGTCCTCGACGAATTCGACGCCAAAGAACTTGGCGACGACCTCGTCGTGCTTCACCTGAGTGATCTCGTTCACGTTCTTCTCGATCATGCGGACAACTCCTTCTGCGAGCTGGAAGAGGAACTTCATCTCTCCCATGCGGACCTTGTTGTCAATCATGAGTTTCATGACCTTGAAGGAAACATCCTTGTAGAGCTCAACGCTCTCTTGCTGATGCTGCTCATCCGTCTTCCCGACCGGAGTGATCCCAACCTTCAAATCCTCAAGTTCTGCAAGAATTCCATAAATTCCCTTGATAACCGGGATAACCCGGGCGTCCCGGTCATGGTCTTCCTGGACCAATGCTGCTTGCTCAGCGGTCAATGCTTCGTTTTCTTCCATAGTGAGTGTTAGTTTAAGAACTTATCATCAATCTCCACCTCCTTTCCGTCAATCATGACGTAGACCTTCTGCAAGGAATCGTTCACGACTACTGCCGGGACAAATCGACCAGTTCCGACCATCTCACCGGACTTCTCGTCAAATCGAGTTACCTCGACCTTTCCTTCCTTCACGATATCGGGTTCGCGCTTCTCCTTTCGGACGAATGTGACGACCTCGGTCTGGTAATCGGAAATAAAATCGCGATAGAGCGTCTTGACCGGCTTATCCTTTCCGTACACGATCAAATTGATGTACTCAAGGTATTCGTTCTGGTTCGCAGGATTGACCTCCTTGTACACCGCGCGGCCATTCGGTCGTTTCTCATACCCAATGATGAAATCACCGTTCGGGGTCTTCTTGAGAGTTCCCTTCGATCCGATCACAACGTTTTCCTCAAGCGTCGGCTCAGAAGGCTCCCGGCTCGACAATTCTGCAACCTGTCGGCTCAGTTCCTCAATCTTCGCGTCTTTCTCTGCGCTGCCCTTGAGAATTGCTCGCACGTCCTCCATCTCCTGCTTCGACAAGGTAAAGCCCTTTTCAGGCTCATTTGCGTTGTCTGTAGTAGCTGGTGCTCCTTCGTTCTTCTTATCTTCTGCTGCCATATGGATTATTTGTTAGGAATAACTCCACCGAACATTGCCTGCTCGACCTGCTTCCCCTTCTCGGTCTCAGCAAATCGCTTATCTTCGTTACCAGGCTGGCGAGGCGGTTCACCTCCTCCGACTACAACGCTCGAGATCGGAGCAGGCTTCTTCTCCATGATCCCAAGTTCTGAAAAGACCCACGGTGTTACCGAGTTGATGCGCTCAGTGATTTCCGCAACCGTTCCTTCCGGCATCTGTACCAGTGCGTACTTCTCCTTGAGTTTCGCAAGAACAGCATCATCACCGTTCGCAATCTTTACAAAAAGAGCCTCCTTTGCTGTCTCGCGCTCCTTTTTCTGGTCATCCTCCATCCTTTCGATACGCAGTATGTACTCCTTTCGCTCTTCGGTCATCTTTGCCTTCTCTTCCTCCGTGTACTCTTCGTACCGCTTGAACCCTTGCTTCGCGCGGACAAACTCGTCCGTCTTCTTTGCCAAGTGGTCCTTTGCATCAAGAGCATCCTGTTCCGCCTTTGTCAATTTCTCGGTAAATTCAGTACTGATGGCGTCCACCTCTTCCTTGGTGTATACCTCAATCTCGTTACCTTCTGCATCAAATAATGGCTGTGGCATTTGTGTATTGCTACTGAATAATCATGTCTGGATCGAACGGCTCCGGCGTGACCCCGGTCGCATCGTGCGCGCTCTTCCGAGCATCGACCTCGTCGCGCAATGCAATAATACCGTCTATCCTTCCACTTCCGAATAACGACTTATCCCGGTCATACGGGATGGTTGCTATTGTTTCTGTGGCTTGGGAATTGAGTGTCCAAGAGACGAGATACTCCCACCAGTGACTCGTGGCGAGTTCCCATCCCCATCGGTTAAAGTCTTTGATTTCCTTCTCGGATAGTTCGGAAAGGTAATTCCCTTTCACGTTCATGTCATATGCGACACCCCCAAGGAGTTTCCGTGAAGCGTCGATTTTGCTTTCTTCCTTGAGACGCTTGTTCTCTCGCATCAATTCAGTAATAATCAACCGTTGCTTATCGTTTTCTTTCCAGTAGTGATCGAGATCCTCTTTGATCTCCGGAGCAATCCAAAAACAAATCTTTTCTCTCATTGTGTCGAACATGTTTCGGTACATTAGTTTCTAAGCGCGCGTTCCTAAGGTCATTTTCAGGCTCGGTTTGGTGTTTGGAGTTTCCATTCCAGGCTGTGCTCCTGCACTGGCCATCAGTTCGTTGAGTGTTCCTTCGTCTTTGAACCATGTTTCGTAGTCTTCACCGATCACCGCGGAGTATCGTTGCTTCAACTTCTCCACATTCATCGATTCAGGGCCAAAGATTTCGATTGCGTTCTTGATATTCTCGATGAACATCATGCGGGAGAGCGCATCGTCCTTTTTGTCGCTCGGGACAATGGTGCAATACCACTTTGCCTTCAAGTTTCTCAGTGCTTCCGGGTTGATGAAGACGTAGGATGTATCAATACCTGACTCTTTCTGTGCCTTTGCTTCCTCCTCGTGGATCATATACCCCTTCGGATCTTCTTCCTTGAGTTTGTCCACATTCTTGGTGAACTTGATGATCTTGCGGGAACGTTGGCGGCGTCCATGTTTGGTCTTCTCGATCGTAAAGGTCTTGAAAATCTCATTGACAGCTCCGCGCGTCTCGTCAATCTTCGCATCCTGAGCCTTTGTGTACAGCGCAAGGATGTTTCGGAGTCGGAGCATTGCAAGATCGTGCTCAAAACGCTTGATTCCGTCGAGAGCGAGTCCGAGTTTGAGGAGCTGCTGCTTCTTGTTCTCGAGCACTTGAGTGGCAGTCATGTTCGCATTATCCGTCCCTTCATACTGCTTGGTCGTGCTCTTCTCCTCCATTTGTCCCTTGATCAGTTGGTAGAAACTGAACTCACCGGCAGTCACACCTTGGATTGCTTGGTCGTAGAGCGGGTACACGCTTCCCTTCGGAATATCGTCATTGACGACACTCGGCATGAAGTTTTGACGCGTCAGAATGCGACCGGAACTGTTCCCCATCGGTGGGTCAAAACTCTTCTTGGTCTTCAAGATCATGAGCTTCAAGAACTCGTCCTGGATCTCTTGGTCAACGCGCATCTTGGCCGGCTGTCCCTTCGAGATTGCGAAACCTTCAATCGGTTCAAAGTCTCCTTTCGCGATAGGATAGTCTCCGGACGGTGAAATTGACGTGAGCGGGAAGCCGGATACGATCGGATTTCCTTCCTTGTCTTCTCCCAGGCTAACGACCGGAAGCATCATGACACCATTGAGGAATATCTGGAGTTCATTGGTCCCGCGCTTCATGATGATAATACGCTCGACCTCTCCTTGGTTGATGGAGGTCATGGTCCAAAACGGGTTGAAGATGTTGTCGTGCGCGGTAGATTCTGCGGTCACTCCTGTGGAAGTGAACTGCTTCGGAACGTATTTCCATCGTTCCCACGTCGAGAACATGTCCCGCGCGGCGCCGTACTGCATGCGATCAACGATAGCAACAGCATCCTGATTCTGTATGAAAAACTCCCGGTAACTGGAAAGGTAGACCGATTTCGGGTCAAGTCCATTCACCTCGCATCCTTCAAAGACCTTCTTGAGCCGTTCGGTCCACTCAACACCGGATACGGTTCCCTTCACATATCCTTCCGGAAGCACCTTTTCGTACCCATACTTCTCCACGGCTAGCTCAATGGCGTAGTATGTCCCGCGGCTGATGATTCCGCGATACAAAAGCGGGCGCTTCGCATCATAATTCTCAATCTGTCGAGACTTGAAGATGAGGTCCTCCATGTTCTCACCGATCTCGTCGATGATCCGGTCACTGAGGTCATACGCGGTCAAATTCGGCTCAAAATCGTATGAAAGCGCGGTGGAAAGGAGGGTAGAGTCCTTTTCCCGGGTCATTCCTGTCACAATACGCGTGTCTCCCTTGTTCTTTGCCGGCGGAATGTATGACAAATCAGCCTTGATGCACCGATCGTCGTACTCATCGAACGTGAGATCGTCGAATTGGATGCGCTTTTGCGCACGGTCAGATTGCATCGCAGCGAGCAGTGTTTTCATCTGCTTGCCATAGTGCTCTTCTGCTTTGGTGTACTTTGGAAGTTCGTTTCCGAGCGAATCTTTCTTGGCTTCTTCAACGGAAGGTGCTTGTGGTTGTGGCATGTTGGACAACATTATACCATATTTTGCGCTGTTTTTACATCACAAAAAATTCTGTGGATAATCAATTCCCGAAGATACTGTTCTTGTCGAACTCCTCGGCCATCTTTCTGATGCGGTTCGTCTCTTCCGGTGTCTGAAAATTCGCTTGGAGTTCTCGCAGGAATGTCAGCGCTAGCGCATCGGCGTAGTTTGGACTCTTTACCCCACGTTTTTTCATCTCCAATTTGCTCTCAATCTGGATTTTAGACCCTACGCGGCGATACCGGATAGAGAGCAGTTCCTTTTTGAGACCTGGATGGCGACCGATCGTTCCACCTTTCTTGATCCATGTGCGCAATTTCCAGTAGATCATTGCCCGGATATTCACGTACAACTCCTGATCAGACTCGAGTGGGCATGGTTCCCCGACGTTTATGGGCGTAATCCTTCCTTTCCCCTGAGTCATGATTGCCACTTCTTGTGATACGGAGTGCCCGACACCGAACGCATCGACGACAATATCGCGGTAACTCTCCGTAGGAATATGGATTTTTTCAGTGTAGGTGACTGTTTTCCCAGCAATAGACGCCGGAGTAGATACTTGTTCTTCCCCGAGCACCTGTGCGCGGATTCGGTCGCGTCCAACCCACGCGGAGAGATCGTCCCCATCCCCGGCTGCGTCTACACCAAGGAAGCGATGCCCGACGAACGTGTAATCTCCGTCTTCTTCGACGATATCCTTCTCATCGAGGAGCGCGACATACCCCTTATCGTCCATCACGCCGGCTTTCGGAAACAATCCCATGACGTTCACGCGGTACTCGGTCACGGTGTGATAGTTCTTCGGGTCCACATTCGTACAGTATTCGTCGATAATGGACTGCACGTACTTGTAATTCACGATCGGGGATTCCTCAGAATTGAACGCAAGGCACTGATACGACGAGGAATTGTCATTGTGCGAGCGATAAAACGTCCCATCGAGTACGGTTCCGTTGGAAATCATGATGATGAATGCGTTGTCTGATGTCAAAACACCCTGTCCCATCTCAAAGACTTTCTCGTGAACGGCGCTTGCTTCGTCGATAATGGCCAAGATCCAGTCCGCATGCACACCGGAAAGCGCCTCCGGGCGGTCCTTCGACGCGGTGCGCGCACGTGCAAACCACGTTTTCGGGCTTTCTTTCATGCGCAAATGGTCCGAAGAGTACTCATACCGGTCTTTGATCTCGTCCGGCATCTTCTCGAGCCACATTGCAAGTTCCTTCCACATCGCATCGTCCAACTGATCCTTGGTCACTGCGGTACACGGAATGTTTGAATATGGGTAGCAGAAGAGGAACCAAAGGATAATGATTGCGAAAATTGAACTTTTCCCGATACCGCGGCCGGAAACAATCGATATCTTCTTGCTTGCTTCTCCACGGAGCGCTTTTTCAATGCACAAAAGGATGAGCCACTGCTGCCAGGTGATCATTTCTCCCTTCACAAAGGGCTCAAACCAGTCCTTTTTGACGCTTTTGACGAATGTTTGCCATTCATCATGCTTCATCGTCAGGCCAATTTTCATCTGGGTGCGGTATTCCGGCTTGAGCGGCTGCGGAACAAGACCCCACATGATCTCCGCAAAGTAGATCGGACTGTCCTGCATCTTTGCCATTACGTCTTCGTCAGTGATTTCCATATGATGTAGTAATTATACCACATAATCATTGCATGTGGATAACTCGCGTGACTTCGTTTGCGACTTCGTGTACCATAAAAAAGGAGGAAGCACATTACTATTTAGCATAACGATATGACCTATCAAGAATCTGCGGAGCCGCTTACTTTCAAACAGAAAGCAAAACGAGCGGCAATAGTTATCAGCTACCTGTTCGTGTTCGTTGTAGGAGGAATCACTATCCCGCTTGTGCAGGAAGGATGGGATCTACTCATCGCTCCGTTCTACGAATCAAAACCATATGTTGCACCAAAGTCTGATTATGATCTCGCGATCGAAGAGGCGCTGAAAAATCCTAAGAACATTGAGACGTGCCGTGCGATAGCAGAGATGGATGTGGTAAATGAGATGGCTCGGAAAGCAAGTACTCGTTTCGATGAACTCTCTCCAATCCTCAATCGAAAGACAACGATGATAAATGGTGGCATCAGTGAAAAGACCGCCGTTGCAACGAATTCTATAGAAAAGGCTCAAGGTCGATAAAAAACGAGGCTCAAAATTGACCTAGGAAGAGAAAAGGACTCCGATGTGTATCAGGAGTCCTTTTTGTTTCCCTTCTTTTGTATGGCCCGAATAGCGAGGTCTGCGAGGGAGAATTTTACCTCACCAGATAACTCGAGAGACTCTTTTGGCTTTCCGAATGCTCTATCGAACAATGCTTGGAGTGACCGGGTGTCACTGGGCTTCGTGGAGATGTAGTAGAACACGTCTTCTCCGTCTTCATCATTGAGTTCACCGGCGTCATTTTCAATAGCTCCGAGCGCGCGCTCGATCTCTTTTGGATCTGAGACGATCTCATGCTTCCGTTCATCCAGTCTCCTTCCTTCCTTATCGTGCTTATACTTCACCCGGTACACGTATCGTTCCCCGAGCGCGGAATTGATTGCTGCGACAGTGAGCGGAGTGAGGTTCGTGAGAATCGCCTGCTGGAGTTGTTTCTGCGCAACTTCCATTTCGATTGTGCGTTTATTCTTCGATCCCTTTGTTCTTCCTGCTCTTGGATCTCCTTTCTGAAATGGTTTCGACATAAAAAAAGATGGATATGTTTATATTATACCACGCATAAACTCAAAAGCACATACACTGGGTCATGTATGTGCCTTGTTGCCGGTTACGTGGCGAGGGTGGATTACTCCAGAATGTTCCCTTTGCTTGTTCCCGCTTCCGCTATTCACATAGACGGATATTCTTCTCATGCTATCTCCGTGGTGTTTGTCACGGATCAATGAGAGACAGGGAGCCATTTGGTTTACGACCTTCCGTCAATTCCTTCATCAATTGTGATATCCATTCGGGTTGGTCCGATATCCCTTCTCGAGTAAATATCAGTGCATCTGATTTTATGAACCGGAGCTCACATGATCAAAGCGCCTTTATCTCTCTGATCCTCTTCTGCTTTTCCAACCCGGATGGATACCAGGTAGCGGGAGATGGACTCGAACCATCTGAGATCGGATTATGAGTCCGACGGGTCTGCCCTTTCCCGTTCCCGCAATGCTTCCTTCCACTCTGCGTTGATCTTTCCGCGGTCTTGGTTATATTTCCGCTTCCTGGACCAACCTTTCTGCCTTGTTTTTGTGATTATTGATGTCATTGCACCGACACATGTTCCATCCGAGGGCGTCGCGAGTGGTGAGCACACGACCTTTTGGTGGAGATGGGGGGAATCGAACCCCCGTCCGAACAATGTCTTTCAAAACGTCTACGAGATATGTCTCATTCGCACGTACTGATGAGCGCAGTCGGACCGCTACGCAGTCCCAGGGCTTTCGCCATTCGCACTTCCACCAGATCGAGTGATTATGCCGCTACCCGCTACGCGATCACCTTGCGGTGCGACATCCTTATGCGACGGCTACCTTCTCAAAAGAGAAGAGGTGTGCATACGGAGACTTGATTGCAGATTTTGCATTCATGGGTTTCCACATGTTTCGGAGATGTGGACGTTCCGACCTCGCAGTTGTGAAAGAACAATGCCCGTCTAAACCAATCATCCCCGCACATGGTAGTGGAATCGGACCACTCACAGCAAGATTTGGAGTCTCGCTCGCCACCTTGGGACATGACCACGTTGACCTTGAACCAGTATAGTAATTATACCGCATTTTCCATCTTATGCACACGCTCGTTATGCACAAGATTTCGGAGATACGGGAACGCAAGTGCCTCATTCCGGAGTACTCCTTCGAGTGGTTTCACGAGGATGAACTTCCCGGTATCTTCCACTACTTCTCCTTTGTAGAGCCCGTAGATGTACACGATCGATCCTTTTTTGTATGGTTTCATCGGTCTTCATTACTTGCTCCTGTAAAATCGCCGAACTTCCCGGCGTGATCACAATCCTCATGAGTGAAAAGTGGTCCATGAGGTATCCTCCGGTCGTATATTTCTACTTTCTCAGGGTATTTCCTCAGTACGACTTGCAATTCTTCACACCATGCATAGTGCATACCGGGAATTCCAAAATCTTTGTTGCATTTACACATGAGTTTCGTATTTAGTCTCAAAAAATACTATGATGCTTTCTGTTGATGGAATATACACACGGTCCTCCACATCACCCATGCCGTACATGACGACATACGGATCACCGTCATTCTCAATAACATCGATCAAACTCCTTCCTCCTTGAGCATCGAGCCACTTCTCGACCCAGAAGTTTCTCAATTTTGCCTCATCCTTGCTTGCCTCTTCAAAGTGCTTTCTCGCTAGGCGTGAACTGTACTTGTTTCTTCGATGGATGTTCATACTGATCTGCTGCGTTTCATCATCTTTCGACCTTTCGTGCGGCACTCCTTGTGGAATCGGACGATCTGCCCGATTGATTGAGCAACCGGGTTCTTGCACACCACGCACGGAATCATGCGCCCGGGTAATGCTTCAATCTTCTCTGCTCTGCGCGTCGCTGCTTCATGTGGAGCACCTTTCTTTTCAAACTTTCTGTTCAATGCCAGTATGGTTATTTTCGTCATGATCAAAAATGATTTGTCCCTCTAAAATTTGGTAACCGATCCCTTCCCAATACTCACCGGAAAAACTCTTGAAATCGTTGATAGTACACATATCATCACCCCAGTACCCGATGGTTCGTTCCTCTGTTTTGCTCCGGATCACGAATTTGTGAACAGACACTCCTCGGAGAAACGCTCCTCCCTTCCTCGTGATGCAATAATTTCCCGGGTTGCCTTCGATCTTTGCGATCAGTCCGTGCATGCGCGGCCGGGATAAGTTTCCGACTTGATTGGAAGTGAGCAGTGTCCCCTCCATTTCCTTGCGTGGGTGAACCGCATTGATGCCCTTCTTTCCAACAAACCGTCCGATTGCCTTCATGATCTCTGCGGTCCCGAGATCGATCGGAAGCAAATACGTCGTGGACTGTCCGCAATGATCACATACTTCCGGTTTGTACTCCTTGCTCATACGATCAGATCCTTGAGTGTATCGAGTAATGGTTGCTTGCGGTTTTCGACCAACCCATTCCGGCTGAATATCTCGCTCAACGGGAGCACTTGAGGTGGTACTACTTCTTCGTTTTTTCTCTTCGGGAACATCCTCGGAGATGCAAATGAACCGCAAAAGTTCCTCTTCCACATCTGCTTACGGCTTTCTTCGACAGAAGTGGTGAAGTTACCGCTGATGACCTGGACAAGAGATGCCATGTTACTTCTTGGTGCAACCACACGGGTTGTACCGGTTACACTTGCAATTCTCACAGTGATACTTCGGAGATCGCTCGCGTCCTCGTCGAAGTTTCTTGAGACCGGAATATCCAATCTTGAATTCCGGAGCCTTTTCTTGTTTGAACTCGGGAATCTCACTCATGAATGCACTACCGATCATGATAAATGTTGCTAATTTCTGTGCTGCATTTTCCATAAAATGTATGGTGATACGAATAATATACTGTAATTATCCATGACTTCGTGAAGTCGTACAAGAGCAAATAAAATAGACATGGGGATAACTCTTTTGTCAAACAATTTTATATAATGATCTCAGAAGATCCTTGAAAGTACTACAATGACACAACTTTCCTTTGACTTCGGTCCCTATTGCCACACGTGCGGTCTTCCTCTTTCCGATCGCGCCTACCACATCTATCAGCAGCAGTCTTATTGCGGAAGGAGATGCTATGACCCGCTCCCATATCCAAACGGTCCTCCTGTGGTTTCAGATGACCGGCCAGACCATCAACGAGCTTGACCTGTTCCAAGCAGCCTACTTCTGGAAGTATCATGTGGCGGAACCTCGCTGTATGTGGTGCTTCTCAGAGTACATCCGACACGGGACCGTTCCTGGTTTCGTCGTCGATTTCGTCCGTGAATTTGTTGTGAACCCACAAAGGAGTTTTCCATGAAAGCGAACCAAGCAGGGCATCAAATCCCTAAAATGCCCCTCCAAGAGGTCCAACCGAAGGAGCCGTGCATTGTGTGCCAAAAGCCTGTTTCGGCCTACTATGGACGCTGGGGACTCTCTGGCACTTGCTCAAAAAAATGTGAGCAAGAGCAGGAAGCCAAGCAGAAGTATGTCGTTGGATAACAAAAACCTCCCCGAATGTGGGGAGGGTTGTTTTTTATCTCATCTCCAACTTCTCTAGTAACCAGAACAGCCAGCGGGGACAATGGATGGGGAAACTCCACAATCCATCCTCATCCGATACCTCAATTCGTATTTGGGACACTTTCGCCCATTCTTCTTTGGTCATTTTTCTTCTTCCTTACAATCACACTCCGGTGCTTCCTCCTCGGAGAGTGACGATGAATAATTGAACATGAACTGGTAATAGGCGCAGGTTGGGGAGTGCTCGTGCGGGGTCATTACTTGAATAAAGCATAAATCTTGTATTCTACCATTTCCCAAGAAAGTGTCATGATTGAAAGACTGAGAGCGACTGACCAATGGGAATTATTCCAAACATTCCACAATATAAACGCTGAAAATATGTATCTGATTATTCGTGTTTTCATAACTATTTCTTTAATGATAATCTGCGGGCTTCGAGGATGGACATAGCGCTTTTAATTCCAGAATTATATCGAATATCTCCAAAATTTACTCTATCTTTCATCTTCTCAATATCCTCCGCAAGCATAGCGTCGAACTGGGCAAGGAACCAGTCGTATACCTTGTCTGATGACAAAAAATCACCACCACAGTTTCCGCAACATTCATCTGCGCCGTCACATCCATAATCTTCATAAGTAAGCGAATCTTCTGCTTCATAAAACTTACTCCTCAGTGTCTGTTCATGTGTCATATTGTGCTCTTCGGTCATGATTTTTGAGTTGAGTTACCTTTAAGCGAGTCAGCGAAGGAGAGGAGGTCGGTCATACTTTCTCAGTTAAAGCTGGGAAATATCCCTTTTCAATAAAACGAAGTATCTGTTTTTGTCCTTCAAGTTGGTCAAATTTGAATGCTCTTTCTTGTATCGTTTCCCAAAATCCACCAACTTGAGATAATCCTTTTATATGCTGTTCTTGTGCAAAAATTGCAACTTTTATTTGCTCAACTAGTAATTCCTTTATTTCCTCCCGTGCGCGGGACTCGGCGAGGGAGATTTGAGAGCGAATAAAGTCTTTTAGTGTGTCTACAACAAATAATGCTCCATCATAGTGGTCTTCACTATCCCACTCGATATTTTCAATCCCATCATAAAGTTCCTTCCATTCTGTGGTATTTTCCCACTCTTCCTTCTGCTCGGGATTCGGTATTTCTCCATTAGCATAATTATGCAGAACAGTATCCCCGCAAGTACATTGTATGTTCTCTCCAATGAGCATATTTTTGTCACATGCTCGGTTTTCTTCATCGTGTGTTGGACAGGTGCAAATTACTGGTCCAGCGCATCCCACATAATGCTGATGGTCAAGTTTGCATCCATGATTATTTGATTGACATTCTTTATTGTTTGGTTTATGCATGTTCTTTCAATAAGTCCAATAATACTTTCTCTGATTCGGGGTAGTCGCCTAGCATGAATGCATCATAAATTGCAGACGAATAATCATGAACAGTAGGTTCTCCGCAAACTCCATCTCTACGGTTCCCTGTATTTTTCCACCCCATCTTCTCTCCGATCTTTGGCATGAGACGAAAGATGTCGTGGAGGGTATACAACTGCAAAATACCTTCCTGTTTTTCTACTATCCATAATTCAAATAACCTCTTACTTACTGCGATTGAAAATGTGTTCATGACAATAGTTCCGTTACAAATAATCTCACCTCATCCTTTCCCATCGGGATCTCCGGCACTCCCTTGGTCAGTATGATGTCCTGCACTCTGCGGCCGTTCCATTCTGTCGTGTCGAACGTCCTACGGGCATATTCAACGGTGAGGAGGAAGAGATTGTGGGAGAGGAAGGAGGGCATGTTATTCAATTCCACGGAGGATAAACACGGCGAAATCATTATGTGTAAGAGGCTTTGAAGCCATTATCCAATGCTCTCTTTCACTTATCGGACTTTGGAATTTCTCAACATCTTTTTCCATAATTACTTGTATTGGTTTTCGTGCTTCAATGTAATAATCTGTTGTTGGTTCAATTTCGCGACGGTCTACTTCAATTAAGCGACCTCCGATTTCTGACATAAAAATTGCCTTCATACTCTTCTTAAATTATCGTGAATAATGAAGCGGACTAACGCGGGGATTGGAAAGTATTTGCAGTACTCTAATATCCAATCCCAACGACAATCAACTTCCGAAAGAATAACTGAACTGAGGGGGCACTGTTGAGAAACAAGCAACTGCGGCTAGGACTGGAAGTGGAAATGTATGCTCATTCCTATTCTCCCCGCGTTTTGCATATAACTAGACGCATGTGCTTATTCCCCAACCAAAGAGTTCACCGAGAGGCAGAATGCTGATGTAGTGTGCACTAGTTCTGCAATATCACTATCTTCACTCTCGGCTTCTTCTTTGTCCTGAAACTATAACTGGAGTGCAATAGGTACCGAGTAATACCTGCCCGTATTCGTTGTATTTCGGGCAACTCCAACTATAAGTTCCAGGTGGAGAGGATTGAGTACTCAATCCCTTTGGGTTTTACGGCGTTACATATCCCCCTCCGAGTACTGCCTTGCAAAGCAGAACGCCCTCCATCTGGAACCTATAGATTTTCAAAGGACTACACTACACGTATCTCACTTCCACCGGCGAACTCTCTCAGTGGGTGTGGAGATTCCTTCCCGATCAAAACTCCTTCCTTCGTGACGTAATACACTTCTCTGTATATCGGATCTTTTTTTTCACCAGTTCCTTCGTTGACTTCGATCCTCATCACTTCTACCAATTTCACTCCGCGAAAATTTGAGTATTTCATGATTATGTTTTGCTAATGTGTTTATTATAAGCGAAGTCACGAAGTCATGCAAATAGAAAAGTGGATAACTCAGACATTTGCTTTTCTGAAACCAAGTTCTTCTCCTGTCTTCTTGAGCATTGCACGGATTTTCTCTCGATCTGGCTCTTCTTCCTCAATCAGTTTTGCTTGCTGCGGGATAGGGAGTGACTTCCGAACTGGAAAATCTTTCTTGAGCGCAACCATGAGGAATGTCCGGTAATTCTTCTTCTTTTTTCCGTTCGTCTCACACCAAAGCAGTAGGTCTTCTGCTTTGCTCGTGATTGCCGCGCGCGAGCAATCAAACCGTTGGTACATTTCTTCGACAAAAGAAGGCGGAAGTTTCCGAAGAAACTCGATCGATGCTTCCGGGCGATCTGGGCGGACCACTTTTTTCGGAATGTGCTTCTCTTTCGGGATCTGCAACAAGCCGATCTCGACCATGTAGTCGATAAAGTTGCTCGGTCCACCTTCCGGGTACACCCGATCTCTCCAGTCCTTGTATGTTGCTGGATTCAATACTACTGCACGGTCGATCCCATACTCTTCTTCCATCCAGTCAATCACCCGGTCGAGGAAGCCTTCATTTAGCTCTCCCTTGGTGCTTCCACCTATTTTGGTAGACTTACCTCCTATCTTCACAAAAACACCGTTAAACTCAATTTTGAGCATTTCGCGTACTGTTTTGATGTCTTCAGGGTCGAGGTGGTTCATTCCCTCCTGGTAGAATGCGACGAGCGCACATACACCTCCCTCAAAGAAACCTCGTTGCTTGGTACTTTCCGGAAGTAGCAGGGAAAGACCGACACGTTGACCAACATTTTTCTTGGTCCAATCGAGAAAACGACCACGATTGAACTCTGACCCGAAAGAGATTCCACCGGGTTTTATTGTGCCAAGAAAATCATACGCGCGCTTCATATTTTTCGTTGAGATAATTTCGTTTATGAATATAATCAACCGCCTTACTGATTGCTATGAGTTCCTGATCTGTGGCCCGATTGAGTGCGATCCATTCAAAGTATTCCCGGAGCGGTTCTGCTTGCATATGATGGTCGTGACATGCAGGATTGATCGCCCATTTCTCTTGTAGTTGCTTCCCGGCATGGATAATCACATGATGCCACTCGATCCGACCGCCACAATCTCCGAGAAAAGAAACGCAACATGTCTTGTAGTATGGATCATTTGCCATCTCTTCACGGAGAATTTTTGGGATTGGCGTCATATTAGTCGAGTTCCAATGTACCTATAAGTTTGTAAAGCAAAATCCTCCCATCCTTCCGATCTACCATGAAGTCCTCGGATGCATTCCATCCATAGGAAGCAAGAAATGTCTGATACATCACATCCTGCTCGAGTTTCTTCTTTTCCTCAGCATCCTTTTTCTCCTTTGCGGCACGGTCCGATTCTTCCTTAGCAATTCTCGCTTGTTCGTCACGTTCCGCTTTCTCTTTTGCGTCTTGTTCAGCCCGTTTTGCGCGCTCTTCAGCATCGGCGATCGCTTTTGCTGCCTTTTGTGCTTCTTCTTCGCGGATCTTTGCAGCCCACTCCTCGTCTCGCTTGATTTTTGCTTGGCGTTCCTCCTCTTCTCGGACCTTTCGCTCTCGTTCAGCGAGTTCTGCCTCCTTTTTTGCGTTGATTGCAGTCTGTTGCTCTTGGAAATAGACTTCAAACGCTTTATCGTCCATGAGCACGCTCACATCAGCCTCTAGGACGACACCTATGGCCTCTAATTTCGCTTTGCGCTCGTCAAAACGTGAAATACGGCACAATCTCTCTTTCTCTGCTTCGACCTCTTCCTCGAGCGATTTCAGACGTTCCTCGGCTGGTGCAATGATACCTATGAGTTCCTTTTCTTTGGAAATGACCTCTTTCGCGAGACGATTATAGTCATCCCGGAGGTATTTCCCGATCTTTTCGATACGGACCCGAGTGTCTCGAATCTCTATGCGCAGTTTTTTGTCTGGCTCTGTGATGCTTTCTGCGCGACCAGCAAGAGTATGTAGTTCAACTTCAAGCGCTGTATATTGCTCAAGCGATGTGATTTCAGTTTCATTCATGGTTTTTGAGTTTAGCGACTATCTGCTCGATCTCGAAAAGTTCCCGGCGCTCGACGTTCAGAAATTCTGTGATTTCTTCATCATCCCTGAGAATCTCAATGGTGAAATACTCGAGTCCGTAGAGCATCGAAGGATCGTAAAATACGACAGTGAGCACTTTGAGGTCGTCATTCGTTGCAAAATACTGACGTGTCTGCGGGAGATACTCGTCCGGGATCTCCTTGGTGAGATATGCTTGGATGTGAGCTCCTGATTTGAGGCACTTTACCTCAACAGCATGCTCGATCTTTTCTCCTTCTTCGTATCCGTCTGGAGAGCACGCAATGTTCGGATTGTCTTCCCGGGACCAAATGACGAGATCGGTGTTGATACTCTTTCCGGTTTCAACCATGTACCGTGCGATGGCTTCGGACTCCAGGCGTGTACCTCTCGCCATACGGTTTTCATCGTCACGAGGCATAGAGAGTCTTTCTGCGACAAGGTCATAAAACCCTTCTTTCTTTCCTGTTCCCTTGATTTTTGGTGTGAGTCCTTTGATCTTGCTCCCGGTAGCGCGGCCGCGGCGAGCCAATTCCCATTCAGCACGGTCAATAAATTTTTCAATGTTCATATTATCCAACTTTTACTGATGGCTCTTCATGCTCTGCATCCTCTTTGATACCGAGTGCTTGGAGTCTTGCTTCCGCAAGTTGTCCGAGTTGGTTGTACTGATCGAGTGTCATTCCAAGTTTCGGTGCCTTATTTGCTTCAATGAGGTCAATTTCCTTGTTGATAATTACCAATATGTCTTCAATGTAAGGTCTTTCTCCCTTGGAAATCTTGTCCTTTGTGGAGACAAATACGGTTTTGACAGCGTTCTTTGCAGACTCTTCTTCAATCGGTGTGTCTTTGTCTTCATCGGAAGCACATCCTGTGACTTCGGCAAGAGTATATCGACGTGCATATGTTGCGTCTCCTCCAATATCCTTCATATCTCCTTCACGACGTACTTTGATTGGCATAGATCGGATGACATTTTTTTCCCATACCCGTGTTTCGCTTCTCGATGTGGTTTTTTCACGGTCTTGTCCATCGCTCGTAAATTCTACTGTTTCTTGAGTTACCTGCGGCTCTGCTTCATATGTTTCGTGATAGAGAACGCAACGGATTTTTCCTTCTCCTGCTTCCTCGTGAGTGAAAGAAAGTCCATGCTTTGCTAGGAATGGACGAATTGTACTCACAAACTCATCGAGTGGTGCATACCAATAGTCCACGCGTTGACCAGTTTTTGTCGTAAAATCGACATGCTTTGTTTTTTTGATCTCTGGGTTCTCTCCCTGAAACGCGGAAAGTGCCGCATAGATGTTGTCATGCTTCACTTTTTCCACATTTACTATTGCTTCTTTCGCCATATATGTTAAAATATATTTACTAGGTAATAGTTTGATACTATCGCAAGCACCGTCCCGACAGGCGGTGCTTTGTGTTTACTCATCGACTCCGAGTTGATGCCCGAGTGATCGCCCGCCTGCACGGAACATCTCCGCGAGTGATGTTTTTTCTCCTCGCTGTTTTTGCAATGCCTTCCGTACTTTCTCGAAGTACTTGTTCTCCTTTTGGGTCGTTCTGACCGTATTGTGTGTTTTCTCCATATGGAAAATGTATTTATAATACGCTTTTCCCGGTGGAGTTCCGCAAGAGACTCCACCGATACTCTGCGCGTATTCATATCATACCTGACTTCGTGAAGTCGTGCAATCCACAGGTGTGTATAAGTGACTTCGTGGTATAATATCCTCATGTATAGATTGCCAATAAAGCCTCTGAGTGTAAATGAGGCATATCGAGGACGACGTTTTGCCACTGCAAAATTAAAAAAGTTCAAAGCAGACATGGCACTACTTCTTCCAAAGAAAATTGAGTTACCGGAAGGGAAGATGTGTATTTATTTTCGATTCGGGGTATCTTCAAAGAACGCCGATGGGGACAACCCGACGAAGGCGGCACAAGACGCGATCGCGGAGGTGTACAAATTCAATGATAAAAGAGTGTACGAATGGCACATAGTGAAGGAGGATGTCCGGAAAGGAGAGGAGTTCATAGAATTCAATATCTACCCACTGTAAAGCAAAAAACAGCGTTCTATGACGCTGTTTTTTGTTGTACCACCTATCTCTCCAGGAGACTCTCGGACCGGCTCGCTTTTTTGTTTCTCCGCTTGAGATACCCGAATATATGAAAATTGTCGGTTTCTGATCGCGGATCAACACGATATCGAATCCAGAAGTACACTGAAATTATACTACCGGATGTCTCAATCGTGCAAACAGTGGATAACTTGAAACAAAAAACTTGCACATGAACATATGATGAAGTATACTTATCTCATGTTGAATTGTGCAAAGATGAATAATCTTGGATGTTATGAGGCAGTGACTTCGGTCGTTTCCTCTATCATCTCGGTACAACACAACATCCAAATCACTCGCAACCTATTTATTTAGGGGCGAGTTTTTTGGCTTTAGTCCTAGGGGGGTTAGAGTCGGGGACTTAAATACGCGACGTAACCGACGGGCAACCACGCTCCAAATGGTAAACGACTCAGGAAAGTGAATTTGCTTGTTTCTCTCAATTTCCCCATGTTTTCTTTTTAATTCCTATACATGGGGGGATAGAGGGGGGCAAACACAAAACAATCTAAGAAAGTAACTATGAATCACGGTATATATGCAACGAAGATGTGTTCGAAGTGTGGGAATGAATTCAATGGTCTTTGTTCTTTTTGCTTCACGAAACATAGAAAGAAAAAAGCGCAGCGAGAAAAAATGATTGATAAAACAATTCGGCGCGCAAATAAAACAAAAGAAGCGGAAGTAAAAAAAGCAAAAACTTCTTATCGTGAAATAATGGAAGCGCAAGAGTTTTGGATGAAAAATATATAACAAAAAACACCATATCGGTGTTTTTTGTGTGTTTGGAGATTGATACAGCATCTTTGATTGTACGCCCACTACAGAACGGACTAGCACAATTATACCATCCTACTTCTGAGTGTTCAACTGCTTGCTCACTTCCCCGAGGACCAAACCGAGTACGACAGTCACCTGAGGTGAAAGGTTGAAGTCTGCGAGCGATTCTGAGAGGAACGCGACAACAAGAGCGGCAAACATCATTCCGGCACGCCACGCAAATGACTTCAAACGCTTCACCAATGCTTCTTTGTTCATGTTACGAGAGTAAATCTTTGATAATGAAAGACGGTTCGACACCCATCTTTGAAGCAACAACTTCCGCATAGTGTTTCGGATCGTTGTTGTCTGATGAAGGAGCGTACTTTGCGAAAAACTCATACATGTTCATACTCGGTGAGAATACAGTGCTTTTACCAGTCGCGCATGCAGTGAGGAAATTGATTAGATACAGCCATCCGAGTTCACATGAAGGGAAAATAGCGAATCCGTCCTTGTCTTTTCCAACAACACCGTAAACAGATCGATACCCACTCGGGTTAAATTTGAAGTTCCCTGGATTGTTGTTCCGGTACGAACGAGATCCTTTGTACCATCCTTCGTGTTCCCGGATCGCTTCTGCCATAAGTTCAATCTTTTTTGTGATCATTTTCTTTGCTTGAGTCATTTGATAAAGTTGCACCTGCGTCCTCAGAAGACGGTATATACTCATGAGAAGTGTCTGAGACTCTACTTGATCCCATGCGTTTTTTCGTGCGATCTCTAGAATGTTCCGAGCTCGATTCCCATTCGGTGATTCTGGGATCATTTCATCGTCATACATATCCATTGTGTCAACAGTTGGATTATCATTGAGACGAGTAGCCTGGTGGAAAGCATGGAGTAATTCATGAGTAATGACCCGGTACACGTCCGAAAGACCCCATGCAGTCATAACTCCGATCTCAATGAGCGCTGCTCCTTTGTACGTCTCCCAGTGTGTCCAGTGACGGATTCCCGGCACATTCCCTTTGTCTGCCTTCCACCGAGCGCTCTTGCTCGGGTCATAGGCGAGGATGATTCCATTATATTTCGACCCATCAATTTTGTTTTCTTCGAGATACTGACGATATCCGAGTGTACCGAGTAGTGAAACTCCATCCTTGTCACACACACCCCATTCTCCAATGTTGATGTCAATGTCTCCGATCATCTCTTCAACGATGATCTTCATTGGTGTACGTTCCGCGAAATACTGGATTGTCTTGAATACGGAATCGCTGATATCGAGATCGAGACGGTTCCGAATAAGGAGCACGCGATATTCTTTCATGGGCATATTATACCACAACGATTGACAAAATAGTAAACGATGAATATAAGGAGCCCATGGAAGACAATCTCACAAGATATTCGGCTATCGTGTTCACAGTGGTTGGAGCTGGAGTACTTTTTATACACGAAAAGTACAGCTCTTTGGGGTTTCTGCTCGCAGTTGGTTGGATAGTGCTCATGGTTTTTATGTATTACGCCACCAAAGAGCCTACTGGCTATTAACCTTTTCCTCATATTCCGCGTCGCGAATCATATCAAGGTACCCAGTTTCGTCCAGTGTGCGCAGAAGCACACCATCTCGAAGTTTCATGAGCATAGCTTTTTGCTCCTCAATATCCGTTTCCTCTTTATAGTCGTCTTCGGACATTTTATTGGCAAAAGCGTTCATGAGGGATTTTTGTAATTCTTTCTCAAATGCGTTGTACTCCTTGAATGGGAGCAGTTTTTTTGCCATCTTAATATCCTTGTTCGTGTTATATTTTATTTTCACATCCTCACCTGACGCGGAAAGACGGGTAAGTTCTTTCATCACTTCCGTATCTTTTGGTGCTGTTTTTACTCGGGAACCGGCCATCATGACCCAGAACGCATTTTCCGTGTAAACAATCTCACCGAGGCCGTCATGTTTTTCTGGTAAACTTTCACGGACAAAAGGAATTTTTGCTTTGAATCGGTCTGCGATACCTTCGTATCCAAATTGCGTGACACGTTCTTTGTCATCGAACGCTTTTGCGAGATCGGAAACAAACGCTGGCACAGTGCGAGCAGAGAAGAAATCGGCTGTCCACGCGATGGCGTCGTTCATCTGTTCATCGGCCGTCTTTGCGTATAGTTTCACTTCGTCGAGATAATCATATACACCAAGTATCTGCTGTATCACTGGCACCTGTCGTGTTTGTGTGAAAATTGTTCCAACGTAGGTCGCCGTCTTTTCAACTACTCCCTGCTTTCTTTTTGCGGACAGCGTAGCAGCAAGTGCCCATCCAAACGGTGTGTATCCCAACGATATCCATTTGTCACCGATGCGAACGGAGTTGTAAGGCGCGTTGTTCAACTTCGCAAGGTCTTTTTGGTATCCCGTCGCGAGTAGATAGTCTGGCATATAGTCATCATCATCAATCGCAGAGGCAAGGAGTTGGACGAGCACGAGTCCGAGCCCGGCCAAGATAATACCTTGTGTTGCTCTGTTCATCGTTTCTGTATCTCCTGTTTTTATGGCATGAACCAATTTCGGTACTTCAAAGGGAAGTGCCACACCGGATATACGTGCGGACACAACTGCGATGTTCACTATTGTTTTCACGAACGGAGAAACAGCAGTACCGATACGGAAAATCCCCGTGTATTCATCGAGCGCGTTGCGTGCATCGAGCAATACTTTTGCAGTAGCGGAATTGTTTTGATAGGTTGCTTCCAATGCGTAATTCACCGACGCTTTTTTTATCTCGTATGCATCCGCGTCTGTTTTTTCGTCGAGTTTCAGAGACATTGCAAGAAGCATGAGCCTTTTTGACTCCGCTTTACGCGCCTCTCCTTTGAGTCCTTTCTTTGCGGCGAATTTTGTAGAGAGGATACTCGCCATACGTCCAAAGTGGAGCGCGGACGCAAAAACATCAGGGGTCCCCTGTCCGTATCGGAAAACGTACTGCTCCATGAATCGTCCGTATTTGCGAATAACACCTCCACCCTCTCCGACTCCTTGAAAGTGCTCCCCAAGAACAACTTGGTCGCTTCCTCCTCCGTCCAAGACGCGCACGGTATCAATGTTCGTCGTGTTGTAGATATGCACGGCGTTTTTTGCAAACGGCAAAATGAGATCTGTATTGTCTGCAAACACCGTCCGGTGTTGTATGCTACTCACGATTGTTGAAGCAGCCCCCATTGTGGTGTTTCCGACGACGTTGGTTACAATTGACTTTGGAGCGGAAAGAAGTGTGCCACGGAAAATGATTTTATTGAGCACATCCATTTTGCTCATCTGATTTACGGTATCAAGGTAATCGTTCAGTTCTTTTTTTGCCTTGAAGTAGTCCGAGTGAAGACCATTGAAAGGATTATCTGGTGTTTTCTGTTCAGCCTCGTTCATTTTTTCTGTCAGGCGATTGATATGTTCGACTTCATCGGGTGAAATGGAGTACCCAAGTGCTCGTTCAATCACGTCCTGATCCATATTCTCGTAGACGTCCTTCACGTCTTTCGCGAGCTTCGCAACCTCCGCGTCAATCTGTTCATGGAGTGCAATTTCCTCTTTCGTGAGTTCACGACTTGCACGAGTTTGCAACTTCCCCGCTTTAATGTCTTCGAGGCGTTGTGTCAAACGCGCGATATTCCGTGTTGCTTTTTGCTCGACAGTAATCGGTGCGCGGTCCTTCACGTTTTTCGCGAGCTTCTCTTTGGTCAGTCTTTCGCTGTTCGTAATCTTTTTTGCCTTATACTCGGCGCGAATTTCCTTGATCCGCGCGTTGTACTCCGCAAGCACCTTCGCTCGCTCATCCGATGCTTGAGATTTTTTATAGGTTTCCACTTCTTTCTCTGTCAAGGTGTTTTTCAGCCAATTTCCGAGTGCATTCTTTCGTGTCGAAATAACCGCAAGTTTGAATCCTTTTGCCATAGCGACTGCGGTCTGCTCGTTCCCCATTACACCGGTAAAGAAAGTTTCGAGTTCAGAAAAAGACATCGCCGCGAGTTTATTGCCTCCGACTTTTTTCATTTCGGTTTTGAGTTCCGCGATCTGGGTTTGTGATAGGCAAAAATTCATGTTTAACAAGCTAAACTATTAAGGAACGCATCTATTTCAGCACCTTTTATTTCAAGCACATCGACGAGCTTCTTCGGTGACTTCTTCCGCGCTTTTTCTACCCTTCTTTCAACGACTTTTTCAAACGTATTCTCTTCCGTGTCGAGAGTAAACGCAGGCTTCCAGTGTTGCCTGATAAGCAGTTTCCGATAAGAGAGTAATTGCCCCATGTACTTCATTGGATTTCGGTCATTGAAGGCATCTCTGAACATCGAAATTTCTTGACCAGAGCGTGTGCCGTGTTGCGTCAGTTTTGCAAACGTATCCGCAACCGTCTGTGAGTCTCCTTCCGATTGCGCGTGTTGGATTATGGTAAGACCTAGTGTTGTGCGCGTTACATCGTCCGTGTAATCAGCGTTGAATTTTTGGATTGTTTTTTGTTTGTCCGCCTCATAATATGCCTCCGATTTTGCCATTTCCCCTGCTTTGGTCACTTTTTGATAGGGAATGTCCTTGTTATCGAGTTCAGGGAACCGATCCTTCATGCGACTTTGAAATCGACTCATTCCAATCTTTTGTCCAAGATTTTTTTTATTGGCTTTCTTTTCAAGCAACATGCGGGTGAGGTCTTTTTCGATGTCCCGAATGAGTTTTATTTTATCCGCTTCGCTCTTTGCCTCTGCAATCTTCTGTGCGCGAGCTTTTCTTGCTTGTTTTCGTGCCTCAATATGCTCCTGTACTGCGAGTTTTCGTGCTTTATCCCGAGCGATAACCACCTCCACAAGGTCGTTTCCGGTATAAGAAGCATATCCAGTCGCTCGGCGGAGATCATCTATGAGTTCATCCCACGATTGCACCGCGTTCTTTCGAAACATGCGCATATACAGCGCGTTCCCGAGTGTTTCTCGAATGTCGGTTTTGATGTCGGTGCGGGTGCTCACTTTTTGTGAACCATTCAACAGTGATTCTGCGAGTTCTTCGATTGGAGAAAGTGTTCCGTATCCGCGGATATCTTCTGCGGCTTCCATCGCGATCACTTCACGTTGTTCCTCTTCGGACATAGCATCGAACATGTCCATGGTGATTTCGTCTTTTTCTTTGAATTCACCCTCCTTGAAATTCACCACACCCGGAGCAATCTCAAAGCGGGAAAGATTCGCACGAGCACCACGAATAACCGGACCAGTTCG